GTAGTGTACCTTCTCGATTACTTGAAGGCGATGGTCAGTCAGGAATCCAAGAAATTTGGAAGCCAACTTGACTCTGTTAAAGAAAACACCAAACTGCGGGTACTAGTCTCAATTCCCGATTCAGGTCTTAAGACCCGAATCGTCGCGATTCCCGATTTCTGGACTCAAATGATATTGCTTCCCATACGGGAACATGTTCAAAGAGTTACCGAAAGATTATTCAGTAAGACTGACTTCCGGAAAGACCAGGATAGCGGCGTTGCCGCCATGGTCTCCTTCCAAAATCGGTGCATCTCGGGAGAGAAAGTCAAAGATCACACAATGAGTATAGACTCACTGAGATTTTATGATATCTCTGCCTGGACAGATAGGTTCCATAGAGACCTTCAAAAAGTCACGATGAAACACCTCTTTAGTCCGAGACTAGCAGAAGCTTGGGGACAATTAGTTGTCCACTGCTCCTGGTATGTTCCTTCACTTGATAGTACTGTTAAGTACGGTCAAGGTCAGGGTATGGGTACAAACGGTTCCTTTGATATAGCAACCCTCACAGATCACCTTTTCATAAACTTTGTTTATGACCGGCATTCTTCTATCGGAGATATCTTCGAAAGAAACAGATGCTACGGCAAGGTGGGAGACGATCTATGGATCTACGATCCTGATCGTATCTTTGAAAGCTTCTATGGGAAGATTAATCTTCCAATCAATAGAGCTAAATCAAAAGAGTACGGAAAACTTGGCTCAGTAGCTGAGTTCTGTTCCCGTACGTACCTTAACGGCGAAGACGCATCTCGGATTAGTCCGAAAATTGTCAATAAATCCGCTGATTACCGGTACATACCTATGCTGCTTGGTTTATGTTCTTCACGTGGAGTCTTGTTAGACGCCTCGTCGTTCCACCACCTTCGGAATATTCCGAAAAGCGGTGGAGAAACATACTTTGAATCCCTACAGAAATGGATAATTTCTTATCTCACACTTGGTCGCCACTCACGTGGTAACTTCGTGCATTTGACAAGAGAATATCTAGATCGAGGAAACTGGCTGACCGAAGAGAGCAAAGCTCTCCTAGATAATCCAGATAATCTAACTCGGTTGATGATCTCGCACAGTATTGTGCAGATCGTCGAATCAGACCGAAAAATCAAAGTATTGGTCTCAGAGACTTTGAAAGCCAAATCTGGCATTGACTACGATGACTTCAGACACTTACGTGCCTGCAATCTGTGGTCTCTACAAGATCCCGGACAGTTACCTGCCCGAAAGATCACTCAGTCGGAAGATATACTGACCCCACGACAAATAGTTGTGATGGGTAGGTATATAGACCAAAACAAGTTAGTCACCGAAGGCGTCGGAGACGCCCTAAGTGGAGAGTTCGTAGAGGCCGAGGATATCCTCGGTTTCTCAAATACTCTCTCGTCTATTGTTTCCAGATCGTGTTACGATCAAGGAATTTTATCCTACGATAAACGGCGGGTTTACACCTCGCAGTTTAAAATTGTAGAGACGTTGAAGAACTTGTCGAATGACATGAGTACTCTAGCCTTAAAGAGTTCTGATGAAGTTCAGGTGGCATCAAGCTGTATAGCTTCGATGTCTGAGCCGGATAGGGAATGGATCTTACGATTCTTACCGAAGTTCGATGTCGCAGGCAGTCCTACCGCACCGTCATAAGACGGAACCTTGGGTGTTTCAAGCCCAACCCAGTTTTTGCATTGCAAGAACTGGGACCGACAACTCCAG